AAGCATGGTGCCACAGATAGCTAAAGTCTGTTCTAGACTGTACTGCGCTAGCCTGCCTGAATAACCCAGCGCCTGTATTATGTATTACATTTGCCCTTTTATTTTTCTCAAAGTATAAATTTCCGGCCCCTTTTGAATCTATTCCTGTAAATGTTTTACTGGAATTTATAAGCGATTTCCATAGTACGACGACACCAAATGAATTTACCTGTCCATATGAATTTGTGGCGTTATATACCAGCCCGGTAGAATCGAACACATCCGCACCTGTTAGTGCGGCGTAATTCGGTATGGCAGGAATGCCGTATTTCTTTTGTGACCAGATCATTTATATTTCGTTTACTACTGCTACTACATCTACTTTGGTATCTACAGTGTTCACACAGCACTGAAGGAACAAGTACTTACTTGCTATTGTTATCACAGGTAAAGTAATTTCCATTACCCTGTACTGTGTTCCATAGGATATAACTCTAGGTGTTCCGTTGTCTTTTATCCTTATGGTAAATATTCTCATATCAGATAACGTGCCCGCTGGATTTGCTATTGTTAATCCAGCAGCTTGTGCAGTGACAACAACTGCATCTTGTGTGTCAAGGTTAATGGTCACCGTTGACGCACTTGTTACTGTTTGCACCCTGGTTCCTATAGCCGTAGAATCCACGTATGCCTTAGTGGCCGCGTCCTGTGCGTTGGTCGGATCGTCAAGGTTTTCTATAGCCAATCCTCCTGCGTCGTTGTTGGTAGTCAGGATTTGTGTCAGCGTCCTGGCATCCACGTACGCCTTCACCGCATTCTGATCCGGCGCCCCGTCTGTGTTTGTCCCAAGTGAAGTAGATGGATACAGTTTGGCTATTCCCTTAGTTGTCGCATCAGCATCAGGTACACTGGAACCCATCTGAGCAAAGACAATATTTGAAACTCCGAGCGTTACCCCGTCAGTCGTTTGAACCCATGAGGTATTTGCATTCGTTGTCCCCTCCTGAACAAGCGTTGCGGCTCCTTCAAGCTCTGCCCCTGTGTCTGCGTCTGTTGATCTTGTTGGCGCTCCGCTTACTGCGACTACGTAAATTCCATTGTCTATTGCAGAGGCTTGGTTTTTAATTAAAATTCTATCCCCTGTTGCTAAAACAACCCCGTCAACAGTATCACCGTTCTCGAAAGAAGTGGCCAGCGTACCGGCTACGGTAGTTGCTACACGGACCGGATTCTTCCAGGAACCGACAACACCCAAAGACGCGTTATCTACGTATGCCTTGACGCTCTGCTGTGTTGGAACTGCCGTTGAACTATCAGAAGCCATGTCATCCTCATCCAGAATCTCATCTGTCTTATTCAAAAATGAGTCTTTCGTGTTGGTCACAAGGGTTCTTAAATCTGTAGCCTCTATATCCTGGGTGGTGTTGTCTTTAAACAGCCCAACAGAACCACTATTAAATGTTCCTTCGTATGTTGTTTTATCTTGCTGTGCCATTATTCATATATAGTTGTCGATGTGCTTGAAAATGTATTCGTATCAAAATTACCCTCAGAGGCAAATGCGTCGTCGTTCGCGCCAAGCGTACCAATATCAAAAGCAGAACTAAATGCACTAAAATCAAATGCACCCTCAGCGGTTGAAACGACATACCGCTCCGCGTTACTGCTTGAGAATACATTCAAATCTAAATTCATATCTCTGCACTAAATGGAGTCCATTCGTCAATGTCATTCAATACTCCGTCTACATAGGTGGCGTCCGTCTTTCCCATGATCAGCCTGAAGTAAACAGCACCCTCTTTCAATCTTGAACTGATCTCAGTAGACAAGTGTATTCTTACCTCATTGGTCGTGTCCCCAACCGCTATCTCAGCCTGTACCGGATCAGGAGTAGGGCTGTATATGTACGTTGCATAAACCTTCCCATATTGCCTTATCTCTGCCGACAAAGAGACCAGGTCACTTAATGGTAATGGGGTGGTTCCGTCACTGTAAAAAAGTGTCCTTTCCACCTTTGCGTCTTCTCCTATTTTAATTGTTGGCATAATTTATATGTCGTATTCTTCTTGAAATTCCAGACTATCAAAAGCACCAGCCTCTACTGGAGGCTCACCACCAGATCCAACCACGACTTGTACCAGGTCAACGGTGTATTCAGCACGTTTACAGTTAAAGTCCATCGTCATGAATCGGTATCTTGAACCCTCAAACTGCTCCTGTGCAGCGTTTAGAAAGCTCCATAGAATGTCAGAGGTGAATGTTCCAGATAGTTTCCGCTTTGGTACTGAGAATTGATCACGATAGTCCTCCAGTGTTATCTGAAGTAGCTTTTTGTACTCATCAACTTCTTTTCTTTTCCACCGGTAGGTAGGATTACCGTCTACGTCACGGAACCAGCCCCTGTAAATCAAATTCTCATTATTGAAATGGACTATATCCGCGTTGGTGTCGTCGAAGATTGGCATATCTCCCAGGTAAACCGTTTTATTCAGGTTCGATTGGATGAATGTTGAAACCTCGTATTCATAAAGTACCTCTTCGGGAGGTTCGATGTACACTGTCTGCCCGTTCACTACAGATTGAGGAAATAATCCAATACTTAGATTGTCTATTAATACATCAGCCACAAGTGAAGTAGTGGCCGCAGTTCCAGGCACTGTAAATGACTTGCCAATCTTCCATAGATAATCCCCCGCGTAATCGTTAGGTCTGACTACATCAGGTAGATCTTCTACGTCTGTTGATGCCTCTGAGATGTATTCGTTTGTTCGGGTGTTGTCAGCATCGTCTATAACGTACACATGACGCCCAGTCTTCACATCGTGATCTGATATGGAGAACGTTTTTAAGTCTGCTATATCTTCGAAGTCTCTGCCATAGTGATTATGAGAATAGAATGTAATTAACATATACATCTGATCTCCTTCAGGGGTATTGGTAAACATTCCCCTAGCCGTTATATCAACACTTTGGAAGCTAGAAAACTGAGTAACGTAAATCTCATTTATAATTTCCTCGGTATCATTTGCTCTTGAAAAGTCAGGCGGGAAATCTGGACTTAACCAAATGGCCTGATCAGCGTCGAAAATCTTCACTGAATATCCCAACCTGACATAAGGAAGGTCTTTATACATCGGCCTTACCAGATATTGAAACTGTAGCCGTAAATACCCACCGCTATAACGCGACAAAGGCACTTCAATAGAGTACAGTTTATTGTCTGTCTGTTCTGTTGACCCTGCCGACCTGTAAGAAATTAACGCCGCACCTTCGGATTCACCGTTCTTAACATACTCAAACCCATGTTGAACCCCGGCCTGAGCAATGAAAAAGTTCCAATTCTTAAATGAAGCATTACCTGACCCAAGTGTGACAATATCCTCCGGCTCAAACCGGCCTTCATCAATCAGGTTATTGTCTCTTGCTGCATCGTGCGTAATAGAAAAATAACCGTATTGACGTAAGTGCGAAAGCAGCTGAGATAACCCTGTCCAGCAGCCTCGGTTTGTAATGGATGGGAAGTCGAGGTTTTGTGTTGGATTCTTTGTTGAATTATCCTGAAGGACTCCCAGGTAATTAAAAATTCGATACGGGAAAGTCCCTGCCGCATCAGAGAGTCGTACAATCCACCACTTCGCTTCGGCCTGGAAGATCTGTGCCCTGAAGGGACTTAAAATACGTTCTAAAACTTCTGAACATTTGAGCCCTTCGAATATTCGTACATCGATATAAGCTAAATTAAGCGGATCATGGGAGAGATTGGTTTCATCCATGATCGTAATCGTCTCATCTATGTCGTACTTGGCGAAGACATTTATTCCTGCATGAATGTCCAGTTTTAAAGAACACTTTTTAAGGATCTCCGCTATTATGACAATGGCTGACAGCTCACCTTTATAAATATTACCGGATTCATCTATAAAATCTTTACTCGCCAGTTCCGCCAGCCCATCCACGGCAGTAAACTCAAGTGGAAACGGTTCGTGAATAAACGGTTCCGAGTATAGTTCTGGTGCAATGAATCCAGACCAGTACAGCGTACCATCTACGTAATGCTGAATCTTAAACAGCCTGTCATCCTGGGTGAATAGATCGGAATATTGACCGACAGTCATGCGTATGACCTGACCTATGTATTCACCTGGAATAATTACCTTACTTGGATCGTTACCATCACCATTCCACCGTATGTGCACAGGATCGCCGCTTAAAAACTCCGGCTCACTCATCGCACCCACATAACCTCTTTCCAAAATATCCACCTGATGCAGTCGCCCGGACATGGCCGTGCTGTCATCAAACTCATACCTGTACTTAACTCCGTAGGCTTCTGTTATTGGAATGGTAACATCGATTTGATCGGTACACCCAGCCTCGTCTTTCGCGTAAATTGTGTAATCACCAGGCAAAAGACCTGAAAACAATCCTGATAACTGTCCTTCCGTTGGGTAGTCAAAATCACTATCTAAGGAATACTTTATTACCCCATTAGAAGATGTGGCGGAGACGGTTACCTGTCCGTCTGCAGTTATTGGTCCTGACGCATCTAGAATTACCGGAACGCTGTCAATTGCTAAATCACAGACCGGAATGATAGCACACTCGGCCGCGCCTTCATTATATGAGAGTGTTCCATATGGCCAGTTGCTTGAAGTCCCAACCCTTCGTAAAGCTGTTCCGTCGCAGAATTGATAATATGGTGAGACAGTTAATAAAGTTGCTGCCCCATCATACCCGAAAAACAAGTTCGGGCCTTCAGTTAAAGAGCTAGTATAAATAGTCCCCGCTCCCTCCACCGAAGACGATGAATAAGCAACTGTTAACACTCCAGTTGAATCTTCCAGTTGTACATGCAGGAAATTGTCAGCGGTTAAAGTATAAGGAGATCCGCCGCCGCTACCCGCCCATGAGCCGGTGTAGCTGGTGTCAATCTTCCATACTAAAACATCGTGAACTGCCATTATCCTGTGCGTTGACTTCTCACATTCTGATTACTTAGCACCACTTGCATATCTTTGCCGGCGACCACGAACTTGCCACCGAGTTCTATTTGCTGGCGGTTGTCTATTTTTTCTCTTGTTACCCGTGTGCCTTCAGAAGCACCTCTAGCTCCGCCGCTAACAGACTTGGATGGCCCGCCTATTTTTGAAAACATGGCCGATACTACCGCTGTCATTGCGCCTGCTAACACGGCCCCGAGTATAGGGTTCTTTGCTGTCTCAAATGATTTGGAAATCACAGCACCCAAAGCACGTATCAAAAACTCCTTCAATATCGTTTTAGTGACTCGCTTCATTGATTGCGCGAAAGTCTCTTCAGCTTGTATAGACTGAGCTATGGAATTGCCAATCGCATTACCAAAGTCTAATGCCGCTTGTGTTTGGCGTTCCTGTTCGTCCCTTTGCATTTCCCCGGCTAACATAAGCTGCGCATTTGACTGAACTCCGGCCGGGCCTAGCTTACCATAGGCATCACTTAGACCCACTACCGCGTCAGTAGCGAACTTTAGATTGTTCATTAGCAAGTCAACATTCGGCGCGGGTAGTTCTGTTGGCAATTCATTGTCTAGCGTCCTTTGAAATCCTGTACCCTGTTCAGTGTCAACTACTGTAGGTATGCCTTTCTGTGCGTTCTGTAATTGCTTCTTTGCGAAGTTTGTAAGGAACCTGGAAGCATTAAGAACTTCTAAATCTTTTTTGAGCTTTTCTATTTTCTCATTGAATACAGTTATTTCGGCTGGCGAAAACGCTTTCTTCTTTCCCTCTTCAAGGGTTACAAGTTCAGCGTTAATCTTCTCTATTAGTCCTTGCGATGTCAGAAATGCCAGATGAGCTGCGGCCTGGTCCTTTGCTGCTAAGACACCATCTATTCTGGCTTGCTTTGCTGCTGCCGCATCCGCTTTAGCCGACTCAATCCTTACCTTGAGAAATGCTGTCCATAAAAACACAGCCTCCTCAGTACTTGCCCCCTCTTTCTCAAGAGCATCTATAAAATCATCCTTTACTTTACGAGCAACGACTTGCGCGTTTGTGAGTGCGTTGAATGGTGCTATTATATCCTTGACCAACTTGTCACCATTCAGTCTAGCTGTTTGTAGTGCAAACTTTCCAACCTCATCATTCAAATCGGAAAGGTTCTTTATGCCATAACTAGCCAGGCGTAATTGTATCTCACTATTCAGATTAGCCGCAACGTTGACCAATTGAGTTAATGATTCAACCGCTGCGTTAAGTGGCCCGCTAGACCCCTTTCCAAGAGTCAATAAAAAATTATCCCACGCATCGCCTAAGTTTGAAATCTTACCGCCGAGCGTTTCAGATATGGCAGCCATCGAACCAGATACACCCTCAGCATCACCCAGCGATAAAACATACTCACGAATAGCCTCTGAGGTGAATTTAGTTTGAGTCTCAACCCCTTTAAAGGTGAACTTAACCTGATCGCCTTGCTTCTGTGCGCGAATACCAAATTCTTTTAGCCGCTCAAACTCTCCGGTTTGTGCATCGATGATCGCTTCGGCTAACTGATCAAATCCCTTTCCTGTAGACGATGCCAGATCGCCTAACTTTCGAAGCTCGTCTGTAGTTGGCTTGAATCCCTGATTAGCAAGTTTTACGAATGACGCTGTTAACTCCTGAACTGAGAATGGAGTTTTAGCGGCAAAGTCCTGTATTCCTTTTAAGGCTTTTTGTGCCTCCGAACTGCTGCCAAGTGTATTAGTGAGAACAGCGCTAAACTTTTGAAACTGTGAGGTGATATCAATTATCTCTTTTCCAAGAAGTCCAATAGAAATTGTGCCTAAAGCGCCCTTTAATTGACTTGATAGGCCTTCAACACTCTTTGAAAATTTACCTAAAGACTTTTCCTGATCAGATAATACCTTCCCGAACTGCGTGGCCTTCGCAGAAATTTCAACAGCTAACTTTGCGAGTATGGTTTCAGCCACGTTTCCTTCGTTTTGCTATTCTTTCGAGACGTTTAATAGTCTCATCAACATTCGGTTTTTCTTCTGCTGTAACCTGTTTGTCGTAGGACAGTCTCCAGAAATCCCTCGGATCAACTTTGGTAGTCGGACTATTCCAGTTGTAGTAATACGACAGAGAAGACCGGAACATCTCAATTATTAACTCATGATCCTCTGTTCTTCTTCGTATGTCCTCATTTATCGCCGACACTTTAACAGTCCATTCATACCACGACATCAGGTAAAAATCATCCGGCTCGATACGTAGCTCCTGATACGCTAGTACCTCCATATCTTCTATTGTGTATTCGCCCCCACCGGAGGGGCTTCCGAGTTTTTTGGTATATACGTGGTAAGGCCCTCTGATATTTTTGCAAGCGCATCGAGCATTCCCCCCATTTCATCAATCAAGTCAGAGGCATCCCGTTCGTCTAAAGATGTAGTTTGGTACTGCGTCTCTCCGTTCTTCTTTGCCCAATACGTGTATTCATTATACGCCTCAATAAGTAATATCGTAAGCGCATTCAAGTCGATGTTCCCATCATCCAGCCCTACACGTCTGAACATTTCCAGCACTCCCTTAGAGCCGGTTTTGTTCTGGGTTTGCTTTAGCACCCACTGATCGAACCGTAGACCAAAAGATCGATCTTCTAATTTTATAACTACGTTTCTGTTTCTATCCATTAGGTATTTGACATTGAGATCGGACCCGTTGCAGCCACACTAAATGACCACGTTGCCGGTGCGTTAAGCGGCGCAGTGATAGAAAGGTTTTCTATAAACCCGGTGCCACTAAATACAGGATCATCCACGTTGGATGTTCCAAACGTCCAGTCCGCTTCCGTCTGTCCAATGGCCAGCGTGGCGATAGTAGTGTGGTTGGAAGGCGTCTCATAGATCACCATGCCTTCAGCCTCCAGCGTCCAATCCTGTGAGCCTGGCGTGTACGTTTTCGCTCCGTTGTCGTCCTTACACGTTGTTTCTAACCGCTCGTTGGTGATGGTTAGTGTTGCGTTGGTCGAGCATCCAATGGTAGTGCCATCGGCATCCACCAAGATGAGAGTACCATTTATTTTGCCGGTAGTCTTTGCCATTATTTTAAGTCTTTAAGGTTAAATTTCGTTTTCTTTTTTGGTGGCCATTGGCCTATATATTCTACTGCTATTTTTTTCTCTTTCAAGTCTTCAAATTTCTCTGTCCTCATCTGCAACCGTGTACCTATTGGATAAATCCCATAGCGTCTGATGAGGGTTGCATACTTACGTGATCGTCCGTTTAGCGGCTGCTGCATACGTCCCCACTTTTACATACATCCCACCAGTTTGACCGGAACCAGGCGCGAATAAATCCCTTCTATCTGCCATCCATATCGAATCAAAATCTGCCGTCTCCGTTGTCCACGCCTGCCCGTTATCCAAACACACCCGACACGCCTCCTGAATCTGTTCAGTCTCTCTAAAGTCCGTCGAGTAGACTAATACATCGTATCTGGGAAAGTCCAACGTCGATGGACAGTCTTTCCCCAGTGTTGGATTCAAACTCGTTTCCGTCACGATCACATAAGGGGCATCCACCGCGTATCCCGGACTTTGTTCAGGCGCTACCGTCGGATAAACTTTAACTTGTCCCCTGTGATCCAAGCCAACCAAAGCAATGATGTTTGAATCCTCTATCAATATTTCAATGATGCCGGAAGTCATTTCAAGTACCTCCGCATCGTCTTAACCAATACTTTCGCTATTGCTTCTGTTTCCCCTGCTTTTATCTGTGGCGCTGTGGCAATGAAGGAAGGTTCTGCAAAAGGCGTCTTTGGCATGATCCCTCTATTAGCCCCACGTTTATTCCTTCTTTGCTTCGTTCCAAACTCTACCAGGTGACCGGCGAATCCTCTGTGCCCTCCCTTCCGTCGTGGCCCAACCCATACTGTTCCAAGTTGTCCTAATCGTTTGCTCATCCTCACCACTCCAATAGAATCAACCAAATTTCCAGTCGGCCCTTCCGGTGCTGTTAATTTCATCCGTTGAACTAATGGTTTAGCCTTTTCGGTATTCACCTGAAGCATGAACTTGTCGTCGATAGCGCGTGGCATCATCTTCAGGACCATGTCCAGTTCTTTAATGCCCGTTATCGCTATTACTACGCTCATGTCGTTGTCTCTTTGTACTGGCCTCCACTCTCACAAGTGAGTTTTAAAAACCGTTTGCGTCCTATCTCTAGGATCGCGTGTATGTCGTAATACTTTGAGTTGTACACGACCCTGTTTTGTTCGGTTACGTCCGTCCTATACCTGATCGTAAAACTCGTCGACGTTACGGCTACCAGTTGATTCCCCTGAAACATTTCCGTCCCTGATGGCTCCACTACATTGGCCTGCACTTCCGTAACGTTCTGCCATCCCGTTATTTTATGCTGGTTAGATTCATCCGTTCCGTAAATCGCTTCCTGGAACGTTACGCGTCTATCCATTTTTCCTATCTGCTCCTTATGCTGCAACATAAAGGGACTTTATAGCTTCGATTTCATCCTCACCTATCCCGCGAATAGCCTCAGCAAATTCAATCTTGGTTCCTTCCAGATAATTGAAAGGCCAGATATTCACTTCGCTTTTAATGTCAATGGCTAAAGGATACTCACCGCGCACGCGCGTATCAGGAAAACCACTCCGAACAAATGCGATATGTGAACTTCCATCCATGCTTTGATTTGCTTTCATTGGCCATAGATTACCAATATTTTTAATAGCTTCTCTGCTTATTGCCCGACCGATGCCATAGGGTACTGTCTTCGTTCGTATCCTTCTGCATTCAAGGTCTTCCGAGTTTACGTAGGCAAAATCACTACATCCTAAAAGATGCTTATGCCCAAAATGCGGAGCGTACAACTGCAATAGTTCATTCTTCAACAGGTCATCGCTTCCAATCTCAATCAGGTAGTCCCAATCTTTTGTTAGAGCTGCCTTTACGCCGTAGTTTTTCTTTTCTCCCAGCGGCTCGTTCTTATACATCACGTACTCGATGTCGTATTTCTTGCAAAGTGGTATCATTGACGTCTCCGAGATAACAGCGAACGCTTCAATAGGGAATAGCCCGGATTTCCGTAGCCTGTTAATACCCATAAAGCAGATTTCCGTAATCTCCGGGCGTTTCCATACCGCTAAGAATATGAGAAGCTTAACCTGCATACCAGTACACCTTTATAGTATCCAATAGATCGGTTATTTCTTCTGACATCAATCCGCCATCGTTACTGTCTCCACGATGTTCGAATAACTTTGCCACCAGTCTGAAAATAGCTTCACGCGCTTCAGGAAAAACGTCAACTGCATTATCAACTCCGGCGATGTAGTCTATCGAGATATTGTTCATCGTCCCGCTAGTCGTTGGCCAGGTGTCGGTCACCCGTACTTTAGCCAATGCACTGTTTGTGTCCAGTGTATAATCAGCCGCGTCAACTGGTTGCTCAACGTTGTCCGAATCCAGGTAAACAAAAGA